GCCGCGTAGTGAGCCATGTATGCCATAAATTCTTCGGGTATTACTGTGTTGCCCCCCTGCTGTTTTCCTAGTTTTAAATCCAGTGCTTTTTTGTAGGTTACAAATACAGTTGGATCGCTGGATGAACTACTAGAATCTGGTTGCAAGTAAAACGAATCCCCGTCCTGAGATTCATATAAGTCCAGTAATTCGGAGAATATTCTTCCCTCTCCCCCAGTTAATGTTGCTCCCTGAGCATTTACTACAAACTTATATTCACCGCCTCTTGCTTTTTTAGGATTGTTTTTATATATTTTTAAAAACGTGTCAATGGAATCCTTTCCATCTTCATCTCTTGATATTTGATTTTTATTAACTACTTCTCGTTCATCACCAATAACAAGATAGCGTTCCCAGTAATTTGTAGCCCTGTGTGCTTTATTAGCCGCATAATTCCAAAGAGAAATAAGTCTAGCGTAGCTAGCAGAGGTGTTTGCGTATTCTCTTCCAATTAACGCAAAAGTTAAATCCCTGAGTTCTTGTATCGTTGAATTCTGGAGAGCCATTATAATTTATTTGCCGCCATGCCATTGGGCATAAGGACTTTGTTATTCAAATACTTTAGAAACTCATCATCGTTAGAAAAGCCCACTCCGTATTTTTTGTTCATAGCGTAGTATTCGTTCATGGGCACGCTACCGATGTGTTTTCCAAGGACAGGATGATCCTTCCCCTTGTAAAATTGTGTGGATTTCCTAGCTAAACGAACCCTTTGCTCTTCGGCTTTGGGGTTGAATATTTCCTTGGACTTCCTGTTAAGAATCTTAAACTGATTCTCTATAAGTTCTTCTTCTGATGGTAGTTCTGACATAACAAAAAGGGTTGGGGGTATTAAACCCCCTAACCCAGAATTGTCAATAGGGCTACGAAACAAGGAAGTCGGTAATCTTACCGAGACCGTTAGCTCCGCGGCAGATTAGAGTTCCCATGGAATCGATGTATCCACGAGGACCTCCACCTTGATCTTCCAACATTGTTGAACCCATGCTCATGGCTTCTGCGTATCCAAGTAGGCTTGGGTCAAGAAGATATGCACGCTTTTGGTCAGGCAGTGTCTTAGGATTAGCGGAGATAATCTTCACGATGCCGTAAGGACCTTGGAAGATTTCAACATTGTAGTTGACTTCAGAGCCATCGCCTTGATTAAAGACGGTAGCATTGTTTGCGGGCTGAACGCGAGTGAAACCATCAATGATTTCATTTCGTGCGAGTGTTCCAGCAACAAGAACGTGATCGCTTTGCTCACCAGTTTCTTCAAAGATAGCTGTAAGCATATCATTAAAGCGTTTTTCTGTAAGGCTCAGAGAAGCGTCACCAGAAGTAAAACCAAGAGCGGCTTTTGCGGGTGTCTTGAACGCATCAGGAACTTCCTGAACGGAGTCCGTTGATTGTGTTCCTGCATCCGCTTCAAGAGTTGGATCAATCCAAACACCTAGTCCACGGAACTTACCACCAAGGGAACCAGTTCCAGTGCGAGCACCATTGTCCGAGCAAATCGATGTTTCGATGTCGCGAAGGACTTGAGAAGCGGCTTTTTCTTCGGCTTCTTGGATGCGAACTGGAGTTACGGAATCCATGATTTCTTGCTTCTTGGATACGTTAAATGTATCGCGGAAGTGCTGAAGACGATTGCCCAAGCGAGTAAGGCTACCGAACTGAGGCTTCAGTGTATCACCTTCACCAGAAGCGTCACCAACGTCCATGCCTTCAGCAACAGTGTTATCTGCTACTGGAGCGCGAAGATTGTCAACTGTCCATTCGACTAGATCAGCGGTTGCGGCTTGTTTAGGAAGCATACCGTAAACGGGAGCTTGACGAGGAGCAAGAACAGTAGTTAGGTCTAACAACTGCTCGCGATTGCCTACATTGGAGCCTGTATCGGCTGAAGGTAGACCTGAATATGTATTATCAAATGCCATGATATTAATTTATTTTGAGTTAATTTGAGTTAATTTATTTATAACGAGAGTTAATTTGTAGTTGCCGTAATTGACGAGCCGCAATAAGATTTCCTTTACCAGCCGCTTCTTTCAACTTCTTGATTTGATTGGATTCCACTGTTTGCCGTGAGCCGCTAGCTGTGCTACCGCTTACTGCATTCTTTGGAAGTTTACGAGGTATAATAATCTTCTTTTTTCGAGTAACCTTGGGCTTAACCATGTTTGCCGCGGCATGAGCCAGTTGATATTTCAACCTAGCTAAAACCGTTGGAGCAACCTTGGATATAATAGCCAAGTCCTCAGAGGATATCATTTTCTTGTATTCTGCATGAGTTTCAGATGCATCATCCCCCAACCAAGAGAACTCTTCAAGAGCTTTGGAATTTAATTCCTCTGCTTCTTTTTCTGCGGATGCTAGTCTTTTTAAATACTTGCGTTGCTTTGGCAACTCATCATATTTATCTTGTAGACTGGAGATATATTGAACGATGTCCGAGCGAGTGTATTCACTGCCCTTGTATTCAAATGTATCTTCATCCGAAGCGAGCCACTTTTGGTAAAAACGGATATTGCCCTTTGTTTCCTTCTCAATGGCTTCCAACTGATCTTCTGTAGTGATCTCAGCTAGAGCATTGGAGGGAGTAATGACTTTATCTAAACTGCCCTGTAGGGCGGCATCTTTACTTTCTAGCTCGCTTTTTAGTTCCTTGATCTGAGAGGTTAATTCCCCAATTCGTTTACCACTACCACTACCCATTTTCTTTGCTAGCTCGCCCAGTTTTTCTGGGGGTAGCACTTCCATGGCTTGTATAGCGATTTCAGAACGAGAGTTATCATCCAACTCATCCCAATCAATCTGTGAAAGAACGCCTTCGCCCTCCTCTACTTCCGCTGTAGTTTCCTCCTCGGTTTCCTCAGTAGTTTCCTCTGTTACTTCCACTTCATCGGATGAATCCGATTCTTCTTCTGTAACTTCGACCTCTTTGGTTTCCGTGGGTTCCTCTACCGCTTGGGGTGTTGGAGTTAGCTTTTCCACTCGCGCTTTCCGAATTTCTTCCAGCGTTTGGGGTTTGGCTTGTTCGACTGTCGATACCACTTCTTCTTGGAGGGCTGTATCGTTACCCTCAATTGTTGCTTCATTCATAATACTGTTCTGCAATTTTACGCCAAGCAGTAGGGCGATAAAGTATTATAACAAACTGAATTTAAGGAGACTAGCGTCCCCCGTAGTAGCGCATTCTAGCGGCATCTAATTCAGCTTGTGTAAAACCCGTGGTGCTCTGTTTAGCGGTATCCGCTACATTCCCACTGGAACCCATGCGTCCCCCCATGTATCCACCAGCTACCGAAAGAGCTGGTATGCCACCTTTTTTAACCGCGGCTTTACCACCGCGAATGGCTTTACCTGTGAGGCTTCTTTCGTTCCTAATAAACTTTAGAAGTTTCTTTCTGCGTGCATTTTTCTTAGCATTAGCAGAGGGTCCTTTTTTCTTGGTCTTTGGCTTCTTGGGAATCTTTGCCAAGCGAGTTTCTTGTTTGCCACCAGAACCCTTTAACGTATCCTTAGTTGAACGACTTCCTCCGATTCCAGCGCGCTCCGAAGTTCCACCAGCGTTTCTTGGTGTGCTTGTAGTAGTCTTCTTTGCTGTTTTCTTTTTAGCGACCTTTTTAGCTGGAGTCTTGCGAGCAGTTTTCTTAGCAGTTTTCTTAGCAGTTTTCTTAGCTGGAGCTTTAGTAACTTTTTTAACTGGACTTGATAGTGTTGACTTAGGGCTTTTCTTAACGGGAGCCTTTTTTACAGTAGTCTTTTTTACAGCAGTCTTCTTGGGAGTTGACTTTGGCTTCTTGGGAGTTGTTGGCTTCTTGGGAGTTGTTGGCTTCTTGATCTTGGTAACCTTTACCTTTCCAGTAACTACCTTAGAATTATCAAAACCCTCCTTGGATACCTGACTACGAGTTTGAGTCCGAGCTTTGCGAATACTTTTTAATACCTTGGCTCCCGCCTGAATTGATTTTCCTACTCCTGCCATAATGTTTTCTTTCTGTTTATTTACCTTGAGAAGCTTTCCACTTCTTGTAATTACGTTTTTCTACTCCACCGAGTCGCATAATTTGTGCCCTTGTCATGCGGGCGTATTTGCTTCTTGGCTTTTTACCAGTTGGTTTATTAACCTTCTTAATACTTCCATCGCGGTTGCGGATGACGGAGGAACCCACTGGGACTTGAGTTTTACCAGAACCCCCCGTCCTACTTTTTACAGTCCTAACATTAGCCATTTTAACTGGCTTTTTAACTGGTGTTTTTTTAGCTTTGGGGCGAGTAGCCTTTTTTAATCCAGCGGGGGGTTTAGGAATTTTAGAAGTATGTCGACTTGGAGTCGATGGTTTCTTTTTTGCTGATGGAACAACTGGAGTAGTTTTCTTTGGTTTATTTCCAAGATAAGCACCCCCAATAATACCAGCTACGCCAGCGATAGCCGCGGCATCCGTCAAAGCACCCCTGAGCTTTGAATTTGCTCTGGGAGTAACATTTCTCATGGGTCTTGCTGTTCCAACTCTGGTTCCCGCTGTTCTTGCAAGCGTTCCTCCCGTTGTTGCAAGTTTGGTTCCCGATGTTGTTGCAAGCGAAGTGCTCCGAGGTAAGTTACGAGTTACACCCGCGGATTCAACTCTGCGGTCTGCACGACTCCTCCGAATAGTTCCCAAGCTTTTATTTCGGTTTGCTAATGCTTTCTTTGCGGCTCTTGCCGCTAATACTGCTATTTTTCCTATTGCCATTGTGTTGGTTGTTTAAGTGTTAAAGTTCAGCGCATTATAGCACACTGCTTTTATTTCTTTTTTCTACGAACTGCTGGGATTAATTGCGATGCCCCAGCTACCCCATACAGGGTATTTATAAACCTTCTGTCGGCTTTTGAAAATCTACCCTTACTTGTAAATGTATTCATACCCCTTCCAGTAATCTTAGCCGCAGTAACTGCCTTTTCAATGGGGTTCATGCTTTTATATGAACGCTTGGGCTTCCTTGTTGTTTTGGGAGGCGAGATGCCGTATCTTTTAAGTCGATTCTCAGTTCGCTTTTTATAAATATTTTTAATTCTTGGGTCCTTTACCCCAAACCTTTTTATGTCATTTTTATCTCGCTGGAGGTGAATTTTTCTAATCCTAGCATCTAAATCTTTAGACGCTTTTGCTTTTCTTGCCGCTTTGACAGCCTTGATGCCGTATTTAAGTATTTTTCCTATTGCCATTAGTATTTGCCTCTCTTTGATTTTGGTGATGATTTCTTGCTTCCCCCTTTACCTGCCCAAAGCTTAGTGCAAGCCAAGTGTTTGGCAGTTCCCGATTTAGCGGTAGAGCACTTGTGCCTAGCCTTAAAACTTTTACGAGCCGCGGGTGAGTAGTTATGACCATACCCAGATGCTCCAGCATGAACCAGTTTCTTCTTACCCCCAGAGCAATAGAGCTTCATAATCTTCTTTCCAGCTCGCGTGCTTCTGCGGGTTTCTCCGCAACGCATACTTGATTTAGGGTTGGACATCTTCTTGGGGTGTTAAAACTTTAATAAGATAATCGTCTTCGATCATCGCTCCAATAATTTTTGCATCAGCTCTTTCAGTTGCATCCAGACTTTTTTCAAGTAGGTGAAACTTTGTTTCCCTGCATTCTTTAATAAATTGTAAAATGTATTCATATTGTTCATATTTGGATAAGAATTTTACTGCTTCTGACAGGCTATCGGTTTTCTTGATTGACATTAGGATTCTTCTATGTTTTGAGTTTTAACTGAACCCATTTGAGCTGGGGCTGTTCCCAAGCGTCCAATTTCAGCGTTCTGCTGTTGGACAACTTGTTGTTGATACTGAGCACCGTAGTTCTGAATGTTAGCCAAGAAGCCCGCATCCGTTGACATACGCTTCTGAATATCCTCTTGCTGAGTGTATTCCTGTATGACCTGCATGGCAATTTGACCACCATTGGGTCTAGCTCCCACTGGGATTCCAGCGTATATCTTGGTGAGGTCATCAGTAACATCCTTAACCATCTCCTCTTGTCCTTGTCCTTCGGGCTGAATAATAACATCAGCGATACTTGGATCAATAGCATTTGCCGCAAGTTGCTCTGCCGCTTGTAGGTTAAAGGTATTACTTGGTGAGTTTCTGGCAAGCTCAAGTATGGATTGTATCTTGGCTTTCATCATTTCTGGGTCTTGGTTTTGAACATCGAAGGATATGCAAACGTCGATCTCCTCGTCCTCTGGGGAACGGTAGATAACCATTTCGTTGGGGTATCCAGTTACTCGGAAGAACTTTTCGTCTGGACCAAATACCAAGAAAGCCTTATATGCTAGCTTTAGAATGTCAGAGCAATGCGTAAGGAACTTGTTAATAAAGAACTGCTGGCGTTGCTGACTTAATTGGCTTCCCTCGTTTAGTCCAATCAAGTCCATGGCTTCCTGTTGAACATACTTCTCTAGCTGGCTAGCGGCTCCAGAAGTATTGGGGACGTTCATGTATTCAAACTTTTCGTTTGCACGAACACCGATCCACGCGCCCGCACCCATCTGCGCTGGTGGGCGACCCACTGGGTGGAGTAGGGGTGGTGCAACAGCCAAAGCCATTTGATCACTCCATCCGTCTCTCAGTGTTTTCATTTGTTTTTGTGGACCCCGAAGTAGATCACCAAATGTATTTACGTCGTAGATTCGTTTACCAGCGTTACTGAGTCGAGTCAGGACAAAGGGGTATTTGTCATATCCAGAAAGTAGTTCGTTGCTTAGATATCCAGTAGTTAATCTAGGATTCCAAACAGTTAGATACATTCCCTCTGAGTTGCTTTTCTCGTCAATTAGTCTGCGGTATGTGTAGATAACCTCAATTAAGTCCTTGGAGTCCACCATGCCAGACATCCCGTAGGTAGAACCCCCTCTGCTTTGAGAGGAGCGCATTGAGCTATATGTAGTCTGGTTCATCCCAGAGTAATCAAAACCCCGATAGTTATCAATTAAATCCTGTGCTACTTCTGCATCCCATCCCTTTGTCTCCACACAATTCTCAATTTCCTGTGGGGTGAGAAATGCTCGCATATGGACTCTAGGTGAGCGTTGTATATCCGTAACATAACTAGGAATAACAATATCAATATCAGAGAACTTTGTTTCCACGAAGGGTCTTGAGACATCTTTTTTGGCTACTGGTATTTTTGCTACTCCAAAATCCCTAAGCTCAACCAATGCTTTTTTCGCCTTAGGGACATCAACGTATTCAAACATATCCGTCATCATGGCGATTGTTTCGTCGTCCCGATTCTCATCTGCAAGAAGCTCGTAGAGTTCTGGGGCGGCTTGTTGGATTAGTTCTAAATTAAATTCTTCATCGTGCTTTCTGGATTTCATTTCCCAGTCCACATAGGTAATTGCCATCCCCTTTTCCAGCAGGTTATTAGCCGCGGTTTCGCACTCGGAAGCAAAGTCCTTGATGTAGGACTTCTGCATATACTTCAGGAAGTTAGAGATTACACTGGCTTGCTTGACATCGGATGCTTCGGTGGCATACGCACGAATGTTAGCTCGGCTAAGAGCGTTCATCATTAGTCCCACATAGGTGGTTATGCACTGCTCAATGAGCCTTACCTCGTTATCCGATGCGCCATCCCAAGGGAATGCATCATCACCAGTTTTGGTGAGTTGGTTATTCTTTCCTACCCACTCAGCGTTGCGGTTATTATAGCTGTCTTGGCACTGTGATACATACGAACTTAGTTCAGTGACATCCGATTCGTAGTCACGTTTTAATTCATTTATATCGGGCTTAGAGGTAACGTAATATGCTTCTAGCTCTTTATCTTCCATGGAGTGCAGATTATATCATAGGGGTTTTATTTGTTAGCCTAACTTTAATGTTATTCAAGAATGTATTATACCAAAGGGGGTCTCTTCCTATTACATCCAAAAAATGATCAAGGGGTATCTCGTCAATTGTAAACAAGTGCGCCCTGTGCAACATCTCCCATTGGACGTATGCATCGCAGTGTTTAGCGACTAGCTTCTTTAATTTCTTTTTGTCTGTTAAATTCTCTTTGGTAGATAATCTCATGTCGGTAAAATTGCTCGTCTGATTTTTCAATAATTTGGGCTTTGAATACCAGTTGGGGTCTCATTGCCCTAACATGGGTGTATGGTATTGCTACAACTACTTTTCTTTTAGGGGGGTCCAGTCTCTTGCAAAAATAAAAGAGGGGGTTGGGGGTGGGTGCAATTACTTGAACACGAACAAACTGGGGTTCCAGTATTTTGTCATCCTTTTCCTCAAAGTAGTCCTCAAT